TCCATGATGGCATGGAATAAGAGCGCTTTGCCTGTAATCGCGGTGACACCAAAGATAATACAGTCTTCCACTTCGCCTTTATGCTTTTTAAGATCATATAAAAACTCCCTTCTAATTTGAGCGTATTCTACAGGAATATTTGCATTTAAGTAAGCCATAATTTTTCATTTTATTGTACCCCAATTAGGCCCAGATTCATAGTCTACCTTATTGGGAACTTCTAAATCTACCGCTGATTCCATTATTTCTTTTATTTTATCAGCATTGTTATCTACTGATATATCAAGTTCATCATGCACTTGTATATGTGGTGTGATGCCTTCTTTGTGTAATTCTACCATGGCTTTTTTAGTCATGTCAGCTGCTGACCCTTGTATTAATCTATTTAAAGCCTTGTAAGTAAAAGCTCTTCTGATCCCTGGTCCGTGTTCCTCTAGCGCTGCATCATGAGGCAATGGCTTATGTATACCAAACTGGTTTGGTTCCCATAGATGAAATCTACATAGTCTACCCAGCAAAGTTCTTATTCTACCTCTACCTTGTGCACGTTGCATGACGTTGTCCATAAGTTGTTTTACAAATGGCACACGTGAGTGATATTGTTTAAATAAACCATCAGCTCGTTCTTTATTAACACCTAATTCAGCTTGTAATTTATTTTTACCCATACCATAGAACAGGCCAAGATTAATTGTTTTAGCTTGATCTCTAGGTATATCCGCCATCTCGGCAACGATCTGGTGAAAGTCTACATCACTATCTTGATATGCATCCAATACGTCGCCCACTCCATAGAGATTTTGTAATGCTGCGTAGTGTACGACAAGTCTTGGTTCTTGTTGTGAATAGTCAAATACACCCCACTTACAACCTTGTTCTGGTATAAACAATGACCTGATCAGTGGTCCAAGTTCCTTGTTCCGTGCTGGTATCTGCTGCAAGTTTGGATTATTGTAACTGAATCTACCAGTTACTGTACCACCTTGATCGGATCTAAGTTGATTTATCTCTGCATGTATTCGTCCTTTATGTTCATGTTTTAATATGGTATCTATAAATGTAGTGTGAGCTTTGTTTATTTCACGAGCTCTAGCAATATGTTTAACTATTGGATGAGGATGGTTCTTTAAAAAGTTTTTGGTAAACGATGGAGAATTTGTTTTTTCAGTTCGGTCAAAAGGTAGGTTCAGTTTTTGAAAAACTTGCGCTATCGATCTCGCAGCCCATATTTGGGTATCTATTCCTGTTTCTTTTTTTACTTTTTGCAAGCATTCTTTTTCTTCTGTTAGTAGTTTGTGTTTTAATTGACTCGCTGCTTCAACGTCTACTCGCACACCTAAAAATCGCATATCAACGAGGCAAGGGAAAAGTTCAGTCTCTAAATCAAAAATAGATTCTATATCTTGATGTTGTATTTCTTGTTTCATCTGTTGCCATAACTCTAAAGTCATTTCAGCATCTCGCTCTGCATACTCACCTACATACATGGCAGGTAGTTTGTACATCTCAGACTTTGGATCTACACCCCAAAGAGCTGCCGTTTCGTTCAATACAGCCTCGTTTTTGCCTTTTCCAAGGTAATCGCGACCCATGGAGCCTAAATCATAACGAAAGCGATTCTCGTCTACGAGAGAGCCAGCAATCATGGTATCTACTATGGTTCCGTTAATTTTAAGATCTGCAGCACGTATAAAACATACGTCATACATAGCGTTGTGGAATATCTTTGTAGAAGGATAATTTAGAACAGTTCTAAAGTAATCCATAACTTTTTTCTTATCTAAGTTACCACCACCTTCGTGTGCGATAGGATAATATCCAGACCATCCTTCAACAGCTAAAGCTATACCAACTATTTCTGATCTACCTGTAATAGATCCAGATCCCATAGTTTTTAGTTCAGGATCTTTTGTTTCTAAGTCAACTGCTATTTCATCATACTTAGATAAGTCAGGAAAAGATTCTGGTGGCACCCACTCGGTCTGTGGTTTAAATATTGGTTTTTGTATCATCTTTATCTACCTTTTCTATATTGGTTAATTTTTCAATATCTTCATAAGGAACCATTGTTATTTTATCTTGCCTACCATCTCTTTGATAAACTTGATAAATACCTTTTCCTTTTTCATAACCTTTCTCCTTTAATTTATTTATTACATGATTTAATAACTCTTGTCTATCAACTATCAACCAATACTTGTTTCTTTCAAAAACAATGTAGTCAGCTTTGCCTTTTACCCAACCAGGTTCACCTCTTACATTTGTTCCTTCAACCCACGCAATATCATCTTGAAAATTATTATCCCATCTATTTTTCTTTTTCATTCCTTTAACATCAAATTTATAAGTTTTATTTTTAAATACTCCTTTGACATCCCAATGTTCTTTTATGTTTTCATAATCATTTGCCCATATTGGATCTATTAAATTTTTTGCAAATTTTTCTTCTGATATCTTTGCTTGTTTTCTATATTCTTCCCAACTCATGAGTAGTCCCTTTCCAATATCATTTTTAAATAATGTATTGCTTTTTCTATATCTTGTTCTTTACCCTTTACAGAATGCCTGCAAATATATTTTATAGCGTTTCCTTCTGCGAACAAAAGTTTGTTTTCATTTATAAACTCCGCTGGTTGTATCTTCATATTACGGTAGTGCTTGCCACCTATCTGCTCTTCTAACGAAGAGTATGTTGTTCCTTTGAACATATCTTTATTTGTCATATACTATATCCTTTATATTCTTGTTTTGGTGATATGATGTGTAGATGTTCCTTGGTCCGTGTTGCACCAACATAGAACAATCTGTTTTCATCATCAGGATTTTTTTCATATCCCTTCATTGTGTTTTCACTAAGATCAGTTAACAACACAACGTTTTGTGATTCACCACCCTTTGCACCATGTATGGTGGACAAAGTTATTCGTGGCGATTCGTTTAGTTTCTCTCCGTTCTTTCTCATCTTTCTTAGATAGTTTACATCCCTGCTTGGTGCATCATCAAATGCCTCAAACCAAGGTTTATCTGTTTTCAAACCATAGGATTGTTTTAGTGTATCCAAGTCATAGGATGCATCTTTTAACATACCCTTTAGTTTAGATTTATCTGTATTATCTTTCATGTATCCATAAATTCTTTCTACTTGTTTATACATCATAGGTTGACCTTTACGTAAGTTTTCCCAATCTTGTGCTGCATAGTGCAGCTCTTGTTCTTTTGTTTTTTTAAATTTGTTTCTGTAATACAAACCGTTTCTGTACAGTGTATCTTCTAATTCATTTAACATGTATTTAGTTCTAGCCATGACTAACCATTCACCTGAGGTCATGTTTAGTTGTTCAAAGTCATCATATCTAGATAATGCACCTTGATGTGTTTTTGGTTTCCAAGACTTATCTATTCTATTTCTAACTTTGTTTATTACATTCATTGCAACATCGTGCACCATAGCTGGTATTCTATGCGATTGTGTTAGTGGCATCATCAAACCTTTTTGTGCAATAAAAGAATCTACATCTGCACCTGCCCATCTAAATATTGCTTGGTCATCATCACCTGCAATAAAAGAGTCTGTTGTTTTATTCCAAATACTTTTTGCCATATCCCACTGCATTAGTGATAGATCTTGTGCTTCATCTATAAATACAACATCAAACTTTGGTGATTTATCTGACTTAATAAAATGTAATATCATGTCATTAAAATCTATTAGATTGTATTCTTTTTTGTATCGCTCTATCTCGTTTGCAATAATAGTTAGCTTATCTCTTTCAAGATCACTGTTGTGCTCTGCTAAATCAAACTGTTGTTCTGGTGTAATATTTCGTAACTTTGCGAGATTTATTATTCGCAAGTATTCACTGTCAGATGTAAATATACCATTGTGGTCGTCTTCAAACTTTGCATAGTTTACAGGGAAGCCTAGCTTCTTACCTAGATCAACATAGTGTCTACGTTGCATTACGTCTTCTTTTTTTACACCAAGTTTTCTAAATGCTAGTGAGTGTAGTGTTCTAAAATAGGGTAGGTCGTCTTCTGTAAGATTAAATTTTTTTATGGCTCTATCTCTTGCTTCGTATGCAGCTTTCTGTGTAAAAGCAAAGTATCCAACTTTATCAGGATCTGTTTGTTTTAGATAGTCATCTACTTTGTTTAACAATGTAGTTGTCTTTCCTGTGCCTGGTGGTCCTAATACTATTGTTTTCATCAGTATGGTGACTCCTCTTTTAATTTTTTAGGTTTATAGTCATCTGTCTTTTTGTCAAACTCTTTGACTACAAATACAGATAATCTTTCTTTTCCGATTCTTTTATTTTCACAATCACATTTT